TTGAAATTTTTCGTAAGTATGGATGAAGTACCAAAGACTACAGCACAGCAAAAGAAATTTTCTACAAAGACAAAGACGTTTTACAAACCTACAAAAGTTAAATATTCAGAGTATTTGTTAATAAGAGCGTTAAGCGGGAGACAACCAAGAGAGCCATATAGTAAACCTGTAGAGTTGTATGTAACATGGTTGTTTCCTTTAACAAAGAAAGCTAAAAACGGACAAGTAAAAGACACTAGACCAGACCTAGATAATTTACAAAAAACAATACAAGATATAATGACAAAGTTAGGTTATTTTAAAGATGATAATTTAATTACTGATATGCACTTAAAAAAGAGAATGCACGAACACACAGGTTTAATTATCCAGATTAAAGAAGTAGAAACAATAGATAATGAGTTAAATAAAGAGATAGAGGAGTTAGTAAATGGCAAAGAGTAAGAAGAAGAAAAAGGGAGGAAACAAGAAGTTTAGAAAATCAAATCTAGTTCTTGCTAATCCTACAGCTTTTACAAATATCGTTAGAAACGATGCAATAAAGAAACTAGAGCCAGAAGTTAGACGGATGGAAGAGGAATTAATACAAAAAGAGAAAGAGATGGAGGACTTAGTATATCAAGGTCTATTTGTGAAGTTACTAGGAATACCATTACTAACATTAAGAAATAGAGGTTATGGCAAGAAAAGATTAGAAGAGTTTTACAACGAGATGTATGAGATATTTAAAGATTTTCACGTAGAAAGATTTACAACTAATGATATAGCGGAGGCTATATACGATGAAACAGGATTCGACCTATTAGCGCAAAAGAAAGAGTTTGCTAAATGGTGGAGCGAAAACAGAGTTAACAAAGAAAGAGAGAATAAATAAAATGAGAAAAGAGTTTTGGCAAATTAAAAGGATGGTTACAGGAAAGGAAATAGCTCCGGCGTTCACAGACATAGAAGTAATACACTTTAGATATAACGGTAAACTATATCGACTAGACAAAGAGGGAGTACGAGGCAGAACATATGGACATATCACAGTCCCATTAGAGTTATTTGAGAATGATAGAACAGAAGTAGAACTGTTAGAAATCCATTTTAAAGAAGTTAAAGAAGTTAAAGAAGATGAAGAAGAGAAAGGAATAGAGAAATATGCAACAGTTGGCTCAGAATAATTTATTTACAGCATTTAACAACATTGAAAAGATTAAAGAAGAAAGGAAAGTAAAACCAGTGATTAGAGTTGAAGAAATGATTAGAACTATTAAAGAACATTACAATTTAAACGCTCCTATGTTAGCTAATAATCTAGGAGTAGATGTACAAGCTATTTATAGATGGGAAAAAGGCGGCAGACCTAATATAAAGCGATATAACAAGATTAAAGAGCTTTATGAGGAAATTACAAGAGAAAATAAAACAGAAGTCTTAAAACAACCAGAAATACCTTTAAAACCGTTAGAAATAGCTAATAAAGAAGTTTCGGAAGATGTTACAGCAGGCACACCGTTTATAGAGTTGAATAGATTTAATACAAAATATGTAAATAATCTTGAACCTTTTTATATTAACTTCCATGAAATAGTAGGAATTTTAAATGGAGAAATAGGAGGCAGTATAATAAGGCTTCATAATAAGAGTGCAGAGTATAGAGTCCTTGCAGAAGAAGAACCAGAAGAAGTTTTAGAACTCATTAGAAAGAAAATAAAAGAAAATGAAAAGAACTAAACTTGATGAATTAATGAGAGAGATTGGAATAACTAACACGGGATTAGCTGCAGTAACTGGACTACATAGAAAGACTATACAAGAAGCAAGAGAGGGGATTGTAAGGCAGCGTTACAGCACATGGAAAAAGATTAGTAAGGTAACTGGTGTAAGTGTATATGAGCTACAGAAGAGAGTAGATAGATAAAGAGATAGAGTAAGTAAGAAAGAAGTAATAACCGCAAAATAACAAATTAGAGAGGTACAAATGCTTAAATATAGCGGGAATTACAGAAAAGGAAAGGCAATAGGATTGCCATATCAAGGTAGCAAAAAGAAAATTTCAAGAAAGATAGTTGAGATTGTAAAAGAGAATTTCGGAACAGACAAGAAAGTATATGATTTACTAGGCGGCGGCGGTGCTATAAGTTGCGAGTTTCTACTACAGGGATTCGATATAGTGTATAACGAAAAGAACACAGATGTTTATGAAATGTTTAAACACAGTTTAACTTTAAAAATAGAAGATTTAAAAAAATATATTATCTCACGAGAAGAATTTTTTAGAATACGAGATAAACAAGAAAAGACGCCAGAAGATAATTTGAAATTACTAGTAAATAGTTTCGGTAATATTTGTAAAAACTACCTGTACTCTATTGAAAATTCAGAATTAAAATATAATCTAGCTGTTGAGATTTTAGAGAACGAGGAAAATTGGAGGCAATATAAACAAACTGAAACTTATAAAAATAAGATAGAACGTTTAGAACAGATAGAACGATTGCAACAGTTAGAGCAGTTAGGACAGTTAGGACAGTTACAGCAATTAAAAGGGTTAAAACAGTTAGAATTACACAACAAATCTTATGAAGATTTTTCACATTTAGAAAATTCAATAATCTATTTAGACCCGCCATATGAGAACACAAGCGGTTATCACGGAGAAATATTTAATCATAAAGAGTTCTATAATTGGGCGCACGAGATGAGCAAGAAAAATATAGTATTAATTTCTAGCTATGAAATAACTGACAAGCGTTTTGAGTGTGTATATGAATTTTCAACAGCTAGAAGTACTATACAAAGTGGAACGAATAGCAAACCAAACAAAACAGAACGTTTATTCATGGTAAAAAAAGATTAAAGGAGTATTAAAAAATGAAAGATAAGAGTTTAAAAGAGGTGCAAAAGAAAATAGTAGGTAAGAAGATTCATGATATAAGAGTGAATCTAGGATTAACATTAGAACAGTTTGGAGAGTTAGTTAATGCTAAAAAATCAGATGTGTATCGTTGGGAAAGAGGATATCACTTACCTAATAAGAACAGACTTAAAATAATTGCTATGAAAGGAGGTGTAGACGTAACACAGCTCTTACAAAGCAACGGACAAGAAGCTATTAAAGATATAATTGAAATATTTAAGAGTTTGAAAAGAGAAGAGAAAGAAGTTTGTTTAACTGAATTATTGAACTTGGGGATTTAACATTTTCAATAAAATCAATAAAATCAAAAATCAAAAATCAAAGGAGAAATTAATGTTAGATAATTTAAAAAAAGTAGTACAAATAGAAACAACAGAGGGAATGTTGGCAAACGACATAAACGAGTTTGTTCAAGATAGTAATATAGATGAGATTGGACTAGATGCAGCAAACGAAAAAGTGTTAGAAGTTAAGATTCTTGACAGCATTCACGAGAATAAAAAAGTATTATTAATTTTCGTAGGTAACAAGTAGTATTATTAAGGCTTGTTTTGAAAATCAATTCAAGCCTTTAAAATAAATTAAGATAAGGAGTTTTTAAGATATGTTACAACCAAGAGTTTTTGTTAAGAGTAAAAACAAAGTATATGATGTTGCGGAATTGCATTTCGATATAAAAATAGTGGCTTATGAAAACGGAGTTGATTTTAATTACCCTAACGTTCACTTTAAAAAAGTTGAATTTATGGAAAATACAGGATTTAAAGATAAAAACGGAAAGTATATTTATGAAGATGATATTGTGAAAAATGATGTCAATACATACACAATTAAACGAAGCGAGGGTTATAAAGTCTTTTCTATGTATAACGGGAACTTGTATGTACTTCTTGATGAAAGTATTTGTAAAGAAATTGAAGTAATCGGGAATATATACGAGAATAAGGAGTTGTTAGAATGTTAGGATATATATTTGAATGGTTAATCTTAATGTTGTTAGTAGCGTTAGTATATAAGATTTTCGGAAAAGTTTTTGAAAAAGAAGATATATATTTGTTTACAGCCGTTTGGAGTGTTGCGGATATATGCGTTAGTTTAAATAAATAAAGGGATTGAGGAGGATAAAAAATGGCAAATTGGTGCGAAGGATATTTAAAAATTAGAGGTAAGAAAAAGGATTTAAAAAAATTCATAGAAAATGAAATTAGATTAGTTAAATTAAAAAGCATTCTTTCAGAACCTGAATATATTGACATAAAAATGATAGATGATTCAATGGAATGTAGTTTTAAATATAACAAATCGTATAGTGAATTCTTACATTTGAAAAATTCTAGAAGATTTTTTGTAGAAAGTGAAGAAATATCATTTTTTAGTGTTTATGATGATAAAGATTGTTATTTAACTTTAGAATTTAAACAAGCGTGGGGTATTGATGTTCAAGAACTTTTAGTAGAGCATAGTAAAAATTATCATATTGATTTTAATATATATGCTAGTGAGAGCGGTATGGAATTTGAACAATACATCACCGTTATAAATGGGGAGTTAGTGAAAAATGAAGAAAAAGAGTATAATGATTTTCACTTTGAAGCTATAAACCCTAGTTTGGGAGGATAGAAAATGAATAAAGAAGAATTAATCAAAGAATATGATGAGAAAGCTAAAGCGTTAAGAGATGAGTTTATAAGCAAGTTAGAAGACGATAAGAAAGAGTTTAAGTTGACTTATCCAGAAAATGATGAAATTGTATATTGTATCGATAGTGATGATGGTGAAATATGTGATATACCTTATTTCGCTAATAATAAAGATGATATAAATCTATTTGAACACGGTCTATATTTCAACTCACAAGAAGAAGTCGAACAGCATTTAAAAGAACGTAAGCTATTATTTAAACTACACCAATGGGCTAAAGAAAAAAATGACGGTTGGGAGCCTGATTGGAATTTTATCGAAGGTAATTATTATTTGTGTTATAGCACCGAAGATAAAAAACTTTTAATAGAGTATGGGAGATTATTTAAACAGTTCAGTAAACTACCTTGTTTTAAGTCACGTGAAATAGCTCAAGAGTGTATAGGTCTTTTCGGAGATGAAATAATCGAGGTGTTATGCTAATGGAAAGTAATTATCCAAAACTTATAGATTTATCGGATAAAAATCGTTATCAAACTCAAATGTGGATTTACGAGGAAAGCGGGTCAACAAAAGGCAAGCTACAATATTATGGATACGATGCAAATTTACATCTTAATTACTTTAGTAATTTTAATAGTAATTACAAGTTGTGTTTACATTTACAGAAATTTACACACACAAGACATAGTATTTTTAAAAGAAATTTTATAGGAGGTTAAAAATGAAGTTAGAAAATTTAGAGAGAGTAGCAGATTTAAAAGAAATGTTAGAAAGAGTTGGAGATATAATAGATATTTTGACAACTTCTGATTATTGCCATTTGACAATAGAAGATGTAAGAAGAAAAAGAAAAAGATACGATGTAATTCATGAAGAAACAGAGGACTTTAAAAAAATATATCTTAAAATAAGAGATGAAGTAATTAGAGAGTTGAAAGAGTTAGGAGTAGAAATATAATGAAAATGTTTTTGAATTACATTGTTAATCTGTTTTTAAAAGCTTTCAATAAAAAGAAATACTATGAACGAAGTCCAAGTAAAGCTATAGTGCCATATATGAATAAAAATAAAATACAAGTTCATGATGATAAATTTGAAGAGTGGTTAACAGCTAATCAAGACGAATTGAAAGAAACATTTAGAAAGGCTATTAATAATGTTATAGAGAAAGAAAAAAAGAAGTGCTAAAAATTTAAAAGTAGAAAGGTTAGAGGATATAAAAGAATGGAATCTTTAGAAAAGTTTAAACAAGTATTATTATATAAAGAAATAGCAGAAGTCAATGAAGATACTTTAACTTTAAAAGATGGAACAACAGTCAAGTTCTATATGTCTGATAACGATTGTTGAGCGGTTGCTTATGGTGATTGGAAGTTATCAGAAAACTTTGAAGGGGTAATAACAGATGTTCAATTTAGACATGATAAAAAAGTTTTCTACAACGAGGACGTAAACAAGCTGTATATAACAGTATTTCATAACCAAAATGAGATAGCGCAAGCAGAGTGCCACGCAGATAACGGAAACGGTTATTACTTCTCTGTTTTGTCTGTAGAAGTTACAAACATCGATGGAAAGCAAATTGATGATTTTACAATATTAGAAGCATAAAAGAGGATAGTATATGAGAACAAAAGAAGAGAAGAGAGCCAACTGGAAGATACATTATTTAAGTAGAATTAATTACTTACAAGGATTAATAGAAAGTAAGAATAACACATTAAAAACTATTGAGTATAGAAAATCACAAGTAAAAGCTATTGATTATGCTAAAGAGCAAATTAAAGGCGGGAATAAGTCTAGCTGGGAAGCTCTGATAGATAAAACGGATGAATGCAAGGAATACATTGTTCAAAAAAACATTGAGTTACATGATTCAATGTTAGAGATTATGAAGATAATTGATAATGTGAAGAATGAAGAGTATAGATTATTATTAAGCATGAGATATATAGAGTGTAAGAAATGGGACGAGATAGAACAAAGGTTAGACATTAGCACAAATACTAGAGCGAACAAGCATACAGCAGCTTTAAAAGAAATCTATATCCCTAGAGTTTAAATAAGTATTAGAAAGTAGGAATAAGTATAAAGAGGTACACACAAGTATATTTGAATTTGATATAATATAGTTGTAAGAGTTAACAGGGAAAGTTAACAAAATGGTATTTAGTCATAAAACTTTCCTTTCAGATTAATATTTTTTAAAACATAATTACTTAAAACATAATTACTAACAAAATTATATATAAGATAAACAGGCATAACGTTCTCTGTTAGCTACTTGCAAAAATTGAAGATTATTACTTCTATTCATATTAAAACTCTTTATTTTAATTTTATTTTTTTAATACTTCAGGTAATCATTAAAAAATTATTTACAACGCGACATACCTTTAATATTTTTTTAATTTTTTTATACGAAGAAAAAGCACTGTAAAAGGTGCTTTTTATTTTTGTCAAGAAGGGAGGCGGTAAGATGGCAAAATATGATGACTGGTTAACGGAAGAAGGCTTAATAGTTGTTGAGGGATGGGCTAGAGATGGCTTAACTGATAAACAAATAGCTCAAAATATGGGAATAGGTTACACTACACTTAAAGACTGGAAGAAACGTTTTCCGTCTTTTTTGTCTTCCTTAAAAAAGGGTAAAGAGGTAGTAGACAGGCAAGTAGAGAACGCATTATTTAAAAGTGCAGTAGGATTCCACTACACAGAAGAAACTGTAACTAATGCTGGTGCTGTAGTAACTGTTACTAAATATAGTAAACCAAATACAACAGCTCAAATATTTTGGTTGAAGAATCGTAAAGCAGCATGGAGCGACCAGAAAGACAATACAGCAGCACCAGAGCCTGTAATAATTGTTGACAGTTGGGATGATGATTAATGAGTGTATTTAGGATAGAAAAGAACGTGAATCCGCACTTTAAAAGCGTGTGGGAATCAAAAGTTCCTTACAACGTGTTAAAAGGTGGACGTAACAGTTTCAAGTCTTCTGTAGTAGCGTTAAAGCTAGTTAAAGAGATGAGTAAACAATTAAATAAAAATAAAAGAGCTAATGTAGTAGTAATCAGAAAAGTAGCTAACACAATTAGAGATAGTGTATTTAACAAAATACAATGGGCATTAAATATATATGGTTATGCAAACCAGTTCAAAGCAACAGTAAGCCCATTTAAGATAACACATATATATACAGGCTCTACATTTTACTTTTATGGTGCTGACGATTTTCAAAAGCTTAAGTCAAACGATATAAGCGATATAGTCGCTGTATGGTATGAAGAGGCTGCAGAGTTTGACAGTAAAGAGGAGTTCGACCAAACAAACATTACATTCATGCGACAGAAACATAAAGATGTAAGGTTTGTTAAATTCTATTGGAGTTACAACCCCCCTAGAAATCCTTACAACTGGATTAATGAATGGAGCGAAGAGGTTAAAACTGATGATAGTTATTTAGTGCATGAATCCAGTTACTTAAACGATGAACTAGGATTCGTAACTGAACAGATGTTACTGGATATAGAAAGAATCAAGCAAAACGATTATGAGTATTATAGATATATTTATTTAGGAGAGCCAGTAGGATTAGGGAGTAATGTTTATAATATGGCGTGCTTCCATCCTTTAACAGAGTTACCTAGCAATGATAGATTAATAGGAATATCGTATGCACTAGATACAGGACACCAACAGAGCGCTACTGCGTGCGGTGCTTATGGAATTACTGCAAGAGGTAATGTAATTCTACTAGACACGTATTACTACAGCCCAGCAGGTAAAACAGTTAAGTTAGCACCTAGTGAGTTAACAGTTGAGATTAAGAAATTTATAGATACTGTCCAAGAGAAGTACAATGCTAACTTGATTCAGTTAACAATAGATAGTGCAGAGGGTGCATTAAGAAACCAGTTCTTTAAAGATTATGGGATTAGATGGCATCCAGTAGCTAAAAAGAAAAATCAAACCATGATTGATATGGTAACAAGTCTACTTGCAGAAGGTAGATTTTTTTATTTAGATAACGATAATAACAAGATATTTATTGAAGAACATAAGATGTATAGGTACGATGAGAAAACTATCAATACAGAAGAGCCAAGAGTAGTTAAAGAAGATGACCATACAGTAGATGAATTTAAGTATTTTGTTTTAGACAATGCAAAACTTCTAGGATTAAAAGCATAGGAGCGATTAAATGGGAATTATACAGATAATCAAGAATTTATTTAAAAGGAGCAAATGGCAAATGCAGGGAAGTTTAATAAATTTAACCGACCATCCGAAAATAGCAGTTACTAGTGAAGAGTATAACAGGATTCAAAGTAACCTTACATATTATCAAAGTAAATTTGATGATGTGAAGTATATCAACACAGACGGAGAACAGCAAACAAGAAAATATAATCACTTGCCATTGGCAAGAACTGCTTGTAAAAAGATAGCTAGTTTAGTTTACAACGAGCAAGCGGAGATAACAATAGAGAATGAGCAAACAAATGAATTTATTCATAGCATACTTAACAATGATAAGTTTAACAAGAACTTTGAAAGATATCTTGAAAGTTGTTTAGCGCTAGGAGGATTAGCGATGCGCCCTTACTTTGATGGTAAAACAATAAAGATAGCTTTCATTCAAGCGCCTGTCTTTCTACCATTAGAGAGTAACACACAAGATATTTCTAGTAGCGCTATTGTTACAAAGACAATTAAGAGCGAGGGTAAAGAGAACAAGTATTACACTCTGATTGAGTTTCATGAGTGGAACGGAGAAGACTTAGAGATAACTAATGAACTTTATAAATCTAATTCTAGTAGTGTAGTAGGAACTAGAGTTCCTTTAACTGACTTATACGAAGACTTAACAGAAAGTGTAACGATTAAGGGGTTAAGTAGACCGTTGTTTACATACCTTAAAACAGCTGGAATGAACAACAAAGACATTAATAGTCCACTAGGTTTATCAATATTCGACAACGCAAAAACTACAATAGACTTTATTAACCGTACTTATGATGAGTTTATGTGGGAGATTAAGATGGGGCAACGTAGAGTAGCAGTACCAGATAACTTAACAGAAGTTACATTCCAAAATAATGACGGACATTTTATTAAGAAACGTAGGTTTGAAGTGGAACAAAATGTATTTGTACAAGTTGGCGGTGGGATTGATGATAACAAGATAGTAGATTTAACTACACCGATTAGGGCAGAGGACTATATCAAAGCTATCAATAAAGGATTATCAATCTTTGAAATGCAGCTAGGAGTTAGTGCTGGTATGTTTACATTTGATGGAAAGAGTATGAAGACAGCTACAGAGGTAGTAAGTGAGAATAGCGACACTTATCAAATGAGAAATAGTATAGTTTCATTAGTAGAAATCTCATTGAAAGAGTTAGTTATATCTATTTGCGAGCTTGCTAAAGCTAACGGAATCTATAACGGAGAAATACCAACGTTTGAAGAAATATCTATTAACTTAGATGATGGAATATTCACAGATAGAAATGCAGAGCTTACATATTGGATTAAGGCAGTAGCTAGTGGATTAGTTAGTAAAAGATTTGCTATAACTAAAATACTTAATGTAACTGATGTAGAAGCTAATGAGATGTTAACAGAGATTAATGCAGAAGTAGAGCCGCAGCTAGAACAACAAGACATAGATATTTATGGAATAAACGAAGATGAAGATAACAGAAAACGATGGTAAGTTCTGGATTAAGTCTAAAGAAGTAGAGCAAGTCTACCATGATTTAACCATTGAACTTATGATAAACACTATTAAAAGATTAAAGCAACGTGGTAATGCAGATTTATTAAGAAACCCTTATGTCTGGCAATTAGAAAAGTTAAATGATATGCATTTGTTAACAGAAGAGAACATTCAAACAATAGCTAAATATAGCGATATATCAGAAAGACTATTTAGAGATGTTATTGCTAACGAGGGATTTAAGATATATAAGCACGGACACGAGCAATTAGCTAAAGCACTAGAGACAACTACAAGTATCAATTATGGATTGCAAAAGTCTTTAGATGCAATGGCAAGGCAAACTATGTATGAAACTAATAATCTAATTAATACCTCTCTTCCTCCTGCACTACAAAAAGGTTTCAAGCAAGCACTAGAGAAAGCAGTAGGAGCTGTAGTTGGGGGGATAGCAGATGAGAAAAAAGCCTTAACTAAAGCAGTATTTGAAATGTTTGATAATGGCTTTACTGCATTTGTAGATAGAGGAGGTAGGACATGGACTGCAGAGAGATATGCACAAACAGTAATAAGGACTACAACATTTAGAACTTACAGGGAGCTTAAGGAAGAGCCTGCAGAGGAGTTCGGGATAGATACTTATTACTATAGCGCCAAGTCAAGTGCTAGAGAGATGTGCGCTCCGTTACAACATAGAATAGTAACTAAAGGAGTTGCAAGAACTATAAAAGGAGAAAGAGTATTAAGCTTGCCAGATTATGGATTAGGAACTCCTGGAGGTTGCTTAGGTATCAATTGCGGTCATTACCTTACACCTTTTGTTATTGGTGTGAATTACAAACCAAGTTTAAGAGAAGATGTAGAGAATTTAACCGAAGAAGAGTTGAAACAAAATGCTCTTGATAAAGCAAAGCTAAAATCTTATGAAAGAGCCATTAAGCAAGTTAAAGATAAAAAGCAAATGGCAAAGGCTCTTGATAATACAGAGCTATATGACAAATTAAAGCTCCGTGAAAGAACATTAAGGAGCAGCAAGAGGGAATTAATCGAAAAGAATCCCTTTGTATTAAGATGGTAAAAATATTTAGTCCTAAAGTAAGACGTTAAACTGCTTTTTTTTCGTGCAATTACCACGTTAAGTAATTAAATTTAGTCGATGGACGTAAAACGAAAGGAGTTCTTAAATGAGCTTAAAAAGAGAAATGTTAATTAATGCAGGTATAACGGATAAAGAAGCGATTGACGAGATAATGCAAGCGTACGGTGCAGGACTAGAACACGCTAGAACACAAGTAAAGAATGAGTTAACTGCAGAAAATGAAACATTAAAACAGCAACTAGAAACTCAATCACAAACGCTAGAAGATTTAAAGAAAAGTAGTGAAGCTAACAGCGATGTTAAGCAGGCACTAGAAAAACTACAACAAGAATACGAGCAGTATAAGGTTGAGAGTGATAGTAAGCTGCAACAATTAAATAAAACAAATGCTATTGCACTAGCTTTAAAAGATGTTAAGGCATACGATTCTGATGTTCTAATGAAACTTATAGACATTGACAAGATAGAACTAGGAGAAGATGGTAGACCTAAACTAGATGAAGTAGTTAACGGATTAAGAGAAAGTAAACCGTTTCTATTTGAACAAGAGCAAGTACAACAGCAAACACAACCGCAGATAGTTGTTGGCGGGAATCCGAACGGAACAGGGCAAGCAGAAAACAACCCATTCCAAGCAATAATGAATAAATATAACTAACGCAATCAAAGGAGATTAAACAAATATGGCAGGAAATCAAAATCAACCGATTAGAATTTATGAAAAAGAATATAAAGGAATATTAAAGTCAGTTTTTAACGCAACTAAAGCGTTTAGTGGAGTATTAGCACCTATTCAAATTAAAGATGGTGTTCAACATAATGCTAAAGCGTTTAGTGTTAAAACTAATGCTACACCAGTAGTAATTGGAACTTATAGCACAGATTCAAATACAGCGTTCGGAACAGGAACAGGAACAGGCAGCCGTTTTGGTAATATGACAGAGGTCATCTACCAAGATGAAGATGTACCTTACAGCTACGACTTAGCTATTCACGAGGGAATTGACCGACACACAGTTAACAATGACTTAGATGTAGTTGTTGCAGAACGTTTCGAATTACAAACAGAAGCGCAAACAAGAGACATGAATAAAAAAGTAGGTAAATTCTTATCAGATAACGCTGGTAAGACAGAAAATCTTGCAGACTTACAAGAGGGAACTATTAAAAAATTATTTAACGGCATTCATACATATGCTGTTAACAGCGAAATTAGCGCCCCAATGAAAGCATATATTAGGTCAGAATTATACAGCGCTATCGTTGATATGGCTTCAAACACTACAGCTAAAGGCTCTAGCGTATCTATTGACGAGAACAAGCAATTAAAATATAAAGGCATCGTATTAGAAGAAACAGCGGAACAATATTTCCCAACAGGTGTAGTTGGACTAGTTGCTCCAGATGATGTTGTAATTCCATTTGTTGGGATTAACACAGCTAGAACTATAGAAGCTACAGAATTTGACGGAGTTAAATTACAAACAGCTGCAAAAGGTGGTAACTACATTTCAGATGACAACAAAAAAGCAGTTGTTAAAATCGCAGGTACATTAGCTTAATAGGAGGTACAAATGCCTAAATATACAATCAAGAAAGAATTTACTGATAAATACGAAAAATGCACTTACGAAGTAGGAGAGACAGCAGAGTTTACCGAAGAAAGAGCAGAAGAGATTAAACTAGCTCTAGGAGAAGATGCATTAGTATTAAAGAAAACTAAAAAAGAAAGCACAGAGGAAGTTTAGTAATTAGCTTCCTCTTTGTAGGAGGTTAAAAAATGAGTTACTTAACTTCAAATGAATATGAAAGACTAGGTTTTGATGAGATAGATAACTTTGAACAGTTGGAAGAGCGAGCAAGTAGCGTTATAGACTTATATACAGATTATTTCTATCATAGTGTAGACTTTGAAAAAGATAATCCCATAAGAAAGAACGCAGTCAAGCAAGCAGTAGCACATCAGATATATTACATGGATAGCAGCGGAATCACAACCGCAGAGGATAAGGCAAGTTTAAATAGCTTGTCAATAGGTAGGACAACAATTAATTACAGCAACAACACAACTAACGCTATAAAAGACAACTTCAATCTCTCACAAGATACACTTAACTTACTAAATAGCGTTGGTTTCGGTTATAAAAAGGCAGTATATGATAGATAAACGACTACTTACTGACACTATCCAAGTAAAATTAGTTGATGATGTTGATATGTGGGGCAAGAAAGCCCACCAAGAGCCTTTTACAGTTAACTTTGTAAGGTTTGATAGACTTACAGTTGATAAGACTGAAAAAGCTAGTAATCTTACTAACACAGTTAGGAATAGAACAGGGAATATATTTATATATCCCCGTTTCTCTAAAGTGAAAGTTAATGATAGTTGGTTACAAGCACAAATTACAGATGAGCATGGAACTTATGAGGTAGTAAGTTATCAAGTTAATTACTTTAATGGCAAAATCTTCTCATATGAGGTTAACGTAATCTAATGAGTATTTCAATTAGTTACGATATATCGAAATTAGAGAACTCTGTTACTCCTGCAGGTATTAAAAAAGCTGGAACTATAGTAGCTAATCAAGTTGTTATGGATTCAGAACGTTATGTGCCGCAAGGCAAAACAGGAAAACTTGTAGGAAGTGGACGCACAGAGGGAGCTGCTGCAGTATGGCACACAGTATATGCAAGAGCGCACTACTTCGGTACAAATGGTATTGTAGTGTTTAGAAAATATACTGTAGGTGGTACTGGTCCTAAATGGGTTGAAAAGGCAGAAGCTTCTAATATGAGCAAATGGGAAGAAATAGTATTGAAAGGACTTAATTTAACATGATAACAAACAATGATTTTCAAGTAGTACTATGTAATTATGTGAATACACTTAACTTAGGATTGAGAGCTAGAATAGACTACTTTAACGAGAAAGACGACCTAGTTATTAATCTTATAAGCGGAGGACGTGTTGAACAACTATTTATGGACGGCTCACAAGAGATTAGCTTACCTTATGAAATCGCAGTAAAAAGCAAAGACAATCAACGAGCAAATGCTATTATATGGACTATTCATTCATATTTATCACAATTCGGAATAAAATTACCTAGTTTAAACAATTCGTATCAATTTTTAGAAATGGAGATAGCTAAACCATCTATCAACGGACAAGATGAGCAAGGCTTTTTCATTTACACACTAACACTAACAGCAAAATTAGAAATCAAAGGAGATTAATTAATGGCAAGACAAAAGAACGCATTAAGAAAGCATTATGTAGCAGTATTTAACCCTGCTAACCCAACAACAGCGCCACAAAAAGCAGATTATAAGCTATTAGCAAAATACATTAAAACTGTAAACGATGAAACAGATGAAGATACTGATGACATCGCATACTACGATGGAGATGGAACTCCAGAAGAAGTAGTAGTATCTGTTAAAGCTGGATTCTCATTCGAAGGTAACTACGATGTAGAAGACGAAGCACAAAAACTAATTGCAGGTTTACGTTACAAAGTAGGAGACGAGAGAAAAGTATGGTTTAAAGTCGTAAGTTCAGACAATAAAACGCAATGGGAAGCAGTTGCCATCGCTAGTGGAATTAAAGCAGGAGATGGAGATGCTAACGAGTTTGAAAACTTTGAATGTACTTTAAGATGGGTAACATTACCTAAAGAAACAGCAGTAGTTTAATTTATATAATTTAGGAGGATGATTTAACATGGTAGTAATTAAAAGATACGAAAACACAATTCCAGTAGAATTCGGAGAGTTTACTTTAAATTTTGCAGTAAATGATAAAAACTTAAAAGAGCTTGATAGATTAGGTAAAGAACTAGGTAAATTAGAAGAACAAGCTAGTAATATGAAAGGAACAACTGAAGACTTAGATACAATCTTTAACATGAGTAAAGATATATGGGAATCGCTATTCGATGAAGAGACGTTCACTAGAGTTTACAGCTTAGCTAATGAATCTAGTATTACTTGTTTACTATTTGCTATACAGATGATTAAAGGACTACTTGAAGAAGTCGGGAACACTTATAAAGAAGATAAACTATTGAAATATCTTGTAGACTAATCATGTTAAATTTATCACGTAAACTAGAAGATAATTTAATAATTGGTAACGATGTTTATCCTCTTGACTTATCCTTTGGCAAAGTGTTAAGAGTATTTGAGCTACTTCAAGATACAGAGATACAGGAAGAAATAAAGCCTTATTTAGCTTTACAAATGCTAACTGGTGCTAATTTCTCAAATTTTGACTTGATGGAAGTAAACGAAATCTTAGAAGAAGTTTTCAAAGCACACATTGTCAACGAAAAAACACAAGCAATTGAATATGACTTAGCAGGCAACCCTATGCCTGTAAAACAAAAGAAAGAGGAGGAGCGTGTATATAGTCTAAAGTATGATGCGGATTATATATACGCTTCTTTTTTTCAGGCTTATGGAATCGATTTAATCGAAGAAAGACAAAAATTGCATTGGAAAAAGTTTAATGCTCTGTTAAATGGACTTCCAAGCGATACTAAATTTATGGAAGTATTGAAGATACGCAGCTGGAAGCCAAGAAAAGGAGACAGCGCAGAGTATAAAGAAGACATGAGAAAACTACAACAAGAATATGAACTTCCTTACGAAGAAGATTAATAAATTATCTTAATAAAATAAACAAGAAAGGAGGTTGAATAAATGGCAGTAGGTAAAGTAAAAATAGATGTTGACTTGACAGGAGAAAAGGCAAAGTCTGGGATAAAAGGCATTAAAGATTCATTAGAGGGATTAAAAAGTGCAGGACAAAAAACAGGCTCTTTATTTAAAAGCGTGTTAGGCGCTAATCTAGTAAGCGCTGGTATTGGTAAGGCAATAGGTAGCGTTACATCTGGTGTTAAAAGCATGATATCAGAGTTAAACAGCTCATCTAAAGCGTGGCAAACATTCGAAGGCAATATGCAAATGCTGGGAAAAAGTACAAGTGAGATACAAGCCGCAAAAAGTGCTATGCAGGATTATGCGACTAAAACTATCTATAGTGCTTCTGACATGGCACAGACCTATTCACAATTAGCAGCAGTTGGAATAGAGGGAACTGACAAGCTAGTTACTGGATTCGGAGGACTAGCAGCAGCTGCAGAGAATCCAACGCAAGCTATGAAAACATTGAGTACACAGGCTGTACAAATGGCAGCAAAACCTAAAGTAGCATGGCAAGACTTCAAACTTATGTTAGAACAAACGCCAGCAGGGATAAGTGCAGTAGCTAAAGAAATGGGAATGTCTACAAGTGAACTTGTTCAAGCTGTTCAAGAGGGAACTGTAAAAACAGAAGACTTTTTCAATGCTATTAAGAAAGTTGGTAACAACGAGTATTTTGCAAAAATGGCAACTGAATTTAAAAGTATAGACCAAGCTATAGATGGTGCAAAAGAATCACTAGCTAACAAACTACAACCAGCTTTCCAAAAGTTAAATAAATTCGGAATTAAAGCTATTTCTGGAGTAGCAAATGCTTTAGATAAAATCAATTTTGATGGCATGGCAGAGAAGCTAGGTAGCTTCTTAGATAACATCGATATAGATAAAGTAATTAATAAAGTAGTTAGCGGAGTTTCATTACTTACTAGCACAATTAAAAAGATGTGGAATGCATTTAGAGATAGCGGCGCAGCAACTGCAGTAGGTAACGCATTAAAGAGTGTTGGTAGTGCAATAGCTAACGTAGTAAGTGCCTTAGCTAATAGCGGTGTATTATCTGTTGTAGCGAGAGTGTTTGGAGAGATAGTTAAATGGGCAGCTAAAGTAGTTAGCGCTATAGGTAAGATTATTAGCGCTATACCACCAAGTGTATTAAGTGCTATAGCTTATGGATTCTTAGCAATAGCAAGCTCTATTAAAGCGATTAAGATGGCTTCAAAAGGTTTAGACTTCTTGAAAATGCTAAAATCATCTACAGGAGCTGGCAAAGGTGGTGTAGGTAATCCGTTAGAGGATGTTACAGGTAAAGTAAGCGAATCAAAAAGTAGACTAGAATCGCTTTTTAAAGGAATCGGTGGTGTTATTAATTCCGCTCTAAAAGGAATAGGAGTAGTAGTAAAAGATGTAGGTGTTGGTCTGAAAAATGCATTTGAAGGACTAGGAAAAGGAGTACAAAGCGCTGGTAAAGGAATATCAACAGCAGCACAAGGTATTGGAAGAGGTATTAAAACAGCATTAAGCGGAGTACCTAAAATTGTTGAGAGTTTAGGAAAAGGAATATCAACAGCAGCGCAAGGCATAGGAACAGGACTAGCAACTGCATTCAGAGGACTAGGACAGGCAATCGCTCTAGTTCCACCTCAAAACTTTTTAGCACTAGGAGCAGCAATAGCTCTAGTAGTTGCAAGTCTTGCGCTATTAGGAACGCAAGGAGAGGGCGTTGCTATGGTATTTAACTCATTAGGTACAGCAATTTCCGCAGTAATTACAGCTCTTTCTGGAGGACTTACAGCTATTATAAGCGCACTAGGAACAGCCTTAACTTCAATCATCACAGCATTAGGAACAGGGCTTCAAGCAGCTTTACAAGGTGTAGCGACTGTAATCGTTGCTATTGGAACTGGGATTCAAAGCGCCTTACAAGGTGTAGCAAGTGTAGTAACTAGCTTAGGTAGTGCGATTCAGAGCGCACTAGTGGGAGTTGGTGCTGCAGCAACTGGAGCAGGTAACGGAATAAGGCTTGCATTCGAGGGGATAGCTTCCGTTGTATCTAGCGTTGGTAGTGCAATTCAAAGCGCTATGACTGGAGTTGCTAGCGTGGTTGAAAGCGTAGGAAGTTCTATTAAATCAGTATTAGAAGGTCTGAAAAGTGCATTTGAAGGCGCAGGTAACGGAATTAAAAGTGTTTTCGAGGGAATCGGAACAGTAATTAATAGTGTTGGTAGCGCCATTAAATCAGTATTAGATGGTATTTCAAATGTAATTAGAAGTGTTGGAGAATCAGCAGAAAGAGCTGGTAATGGATTCAGACTTTTTGGAGAGGGAATCCAAAAAATAGCTAGTGTTGGCGCTGGTGCATTGGTTAAATCGTTAGGAGCTATAGCACTAGGACTAGGAAGTATAACAGGTAAAGCGGGAGAGATGGAATCATTAAGCAACGCTATGTCATCTTTCAGTAACTCTTTAAATTCTGTTAATGCAGCGGCTTCAACAACAGGAACAGCATTACAAAGTATGGTAGCTCCTATTGATTCAATTAAAGTAGCGTTTGAAACTATCCCAGCATCTATAACGGCTGCAAGCACAGGATTATCGACATTTGCAACAGCTGCTCTAACTTCATTAGCTGGATTAACAGCGATGAGTACACAACTAGAATCATTTAATACTAGCATTATGTCATTAAGTTTAGGCATAACAATGGCAGTTGCACAATTTACAATGTTTGGAGCTGCAATCACAGGCATGGGAGCAGCATTAAGCGGTGTATCAATGATGTTTACAACATTAAACACAGCAATAACTGCAATGTCAATGTCATTTACTGCGTTAAGTGCTTCAATAACTTCAACAGTTGCACAATTAAGCGGTATAGGAACAGCAGTAGCTGGAATTGGTATTCAAATTACAGGTATGGCAGTATCTGTAAGTAGCGCAATGTCAACAGTATCAAGCAGTATTACTAGTTCTATGCAAAGTGCAGTATCTGCAGTACAAAGCGCTTGTTCTCAAATCATATCTGCACTATCTCAAATGGCATCTGAAATGAGTCAAACGGGAAGCAGAGCAGGTCAAGAATGCGGACAGAACATTGCTAACGGTTTAAATAGTTCTATAGGAGCTATTACTGGAGCAATGAACAGTATTAACAGCGCAATGCAAGGAGTAGCAAGAAGTGGTATCGGTGCAATGGTAAGCATAGGAGCGCAAATCGGAAACGGACTAGCGCAAGGGATGATGAGTGCATTAGGTGCAGTAACTGCAGCAGCAAACGCCCTAGTAGCTCAAGCAGAGAGAGCAGCAAGAGCTGCAGCAATGATTCATTCCCCATCTAGATTATTTGCTAGATTAGGTGTGTTCGTACCTGCAGGGTTTGCTAAAGGTATTGAAAAAGGTAGTCCAACAGTATTTAAAGCATTAGGAAACATGGTTGATAGAGCCAGTGGAATGAGTATCGCACCTGAAAAAATGTTAAGTCTAGGTCGTGGAGGACTAGGACTAGCAACAGCAGGAGCAACAAACACAGTTAACAACAGCACAGCTAATAATTACAAAGCGTTATTACACATAGAAAACTTTGAAAATCATTCTAAAGATGATGTAAGAGATTTATATAAACAGCTTAAATTCATGATTAGAGAGGAGGGGGACAGACTTGATTAATAAATATATAACTTATAATGGCGTTTCATCTAAAGAAGTAGGATTAAGGCTTATAGATGACATAGAAATAGAATCATCACAGAACAATATAGAATTAATTGAGATAGATGGAGTTCACGGCGGAAAGATTCAGAACAAGAAGAATCTTAAGCCTGTACCTAGAGCGTTTCCCTTTGCTCTTTATCAAGGAGTTAGTATCGCACTAGATGTTAAATATAGACCAGATGGCACAAGATACTATGTGAAAAGGCAAGTAACAAGCCCTAAAATTAATCTTGATGAAACTATTAGATTAATGAATCAATGGTTAATTAATTCAGAGATGATATGGCAAGACTTCGAGCTTAGCTGGGATAGTGATTATTTATATAAAGCTATCTTTTTTGAAACATTTAATATCAAAGGCAGTTTGAATGCTAGAAAGAAATGTATTTTAAACTTTAAACTACATCCTATTAAGTATTTAAAAACAGGGTTACAGCCTGTACAAATTAGAAAAGGACAAAACCTATTCAATCCAGAATTTAGAGAAGCGAAACCACTAATTAAACTTACAGGTACTGGAGATGTGAAGTTAACTATTAATTCGCAAATATTCAAGTTAAAAGGTGTAAGTGGACATATTATAATCGACTGTGAGACAGAATCTGCACATTACCAAAATAAAGATCCGCAGTATGACAAAGTTTATACTTATCCTTTCCCTAAATTACAAGTAGGGGATAATGTTATCAACTGGGATAACAACTCTTTTACTTGTGAAATAACACCAAGATGGGAGGCTAACGTTTAATGGCATATCCTATTCTATACAAAGCAAATGAAACTAATTTTGAACACTTAGGAGTATCGGTGCTTTCCGATGCTTCTAATTGTTTTGTTACACGAGAACGCAACGGAATATATACCCTTGAATTTGACTACAGCATAAACGGAAAAGACGTAGAAAAGATTAAAGAGGGAATGATAATAAAATGTGATGCAGGACATCGTGCCAAGAATCAACGATTCATAGTATCACAAATAACCAAGTCTAAAGATGGTTACAAAATTTACTGTAAACACATATCGCAAGTTAAAACAGCTATGAATGTTCTTAACGGAGAGGTAGAAGTAGCAGGAACTGCAACATATGCTCTTGAAACATGGAAAAACAACCTACTAGACAGCAAGAGCGAGTTTCTAGTTTGGTCAGATATCCTTACTAGCAGTAAAACTAAATGGACTATTGACAGTATAGAAAACGCAAGAGAAGCGCTAGGAGGAAAAGAAGGCAGTATTCTTGATGTGTGGGGCGGAGAATACGAATTCGATAACCTATATATCAAACTACATAAGCAAATGGGAAGAGAGACACCTACAATAATTGCTTATGGTAAAAACTTATTAGATATAGAGCAAGAGCAAAGTATTATAGAAACTTACACATCTATTTTTCCGTTTGTTAAGTATCAAGATGAACATGACACGCACAAAGAGAAGAAAGATATTATCTTAACTTTACCTGAGATAGTAGTGGACAGTCCGCACGCTAGTAACTTTACACACAGACGGATCTTAAAAGTAGACTTCTCAAGTGATGACGAGATAAGGACAGTTGAAAAGTTAAGAAGTGAAGCTAATCGTTACATTAAAAGTAACAATGTAGGAGTGCCAAAACTAAACTTAACACTCTCTTATCAAGATTTATCTAAAGTAAGTAGCGTTTTTGGAAACACTGCTATTGAAGTAGTTGACCTTTGCGACACATTAAAAGTTTATTATGAAGATTTAGGAATAATGAACGAGAACGCAAAAGTAATTAAAGTTGTTTGGGATGTACTCCTTGAAGAAAATCATGAGCTAGAAATTGGAGATACAAGAAGTAATTTCAATGATACTACAGCGACACAATTTGAAAAACTAGAGAAACAAGCAGATTCATTAGAAGAACAGCTAAATAAATTGTTACAAGAACAAGAAGCTATCTTTATGAAGTACTTTAACGAGAAGAAAAAAGAAATTGAAGATAGCGCAAAAGAAGGAATTGAAAAAGCTGTAATCAACAGCGAGTTATTCTCTAAAAAGATTAGAGAAGAGTTCAACACTACTACAGAAACATTTAGAGAAGAAGTTAATAAAGCTGTATCAGAGTTTGAAGAGAAATTCAAGTCAATCAATGGAGAAAGTCTTAACAAGCTAAAAAGACAAATAGAAGAAACTACACACATTGCAGAAACTACTTTAAAAATGGTAGGAACTGATGATTCTATTACTTATGGCAAGAATAGAGTTACAGGAGATACTAACAGAGAAATACCAGCAGGAACTCCGTTTATAGTTGTAGAACATAACGGAGATGGTTTCGAGGTTGGCAAAGAATACACAATTAGCTGGGAAGCTATTTGCACAACAAACGATTTTTACGATATTAAGATTAAACTTAGTAGACCCGCTCCTTATCCATTAGAAGTGTATTTACTTGATATAAACGGATTTTATGAGGGAATGTCAGTAGAGTTTGCTACTGGAGAAGTTGAAAAGAGTTTAATGCATGTTTACGATGGATATTACAATTTGCAAGTATTAAGTCCATGGTTTAAACGACAAGACAAAGAGGTAAAAATCAGAAGTAATGTTCCAGTATTTGCACCTGTAGAATTTAAAGAAATAGCAGACGGCAATCAAAACGACTTTGAGGGGCGCTGGAATGAAAGCCCTAAATATATATTTGATGGAGGTAACTAGATGACAGAGACGATACCTATAAGAGTACAACACAAACGAATGTCATCAAGCGAATGGGAAGAATCTTCAATCATTCTACTTGATGGAGAAATTGGAATCGAAACAAACACAGGTAAGGTAAAAGTTGGTAACGGTGTGAATCGTTATAGAGATTTAAAGTACATAGCAGGAGAAAAAGGGGAAAAAGGCGACGCAGGAGAGCAAGGAATAAGAGGAGAAAAGGGCGCAGATGGAACTTTTCAAGCTTTATCACAACAAGAAAAGGAAAGTTTAAAAGGTAAAGATGCAATAGTTGGAGACTACAACTTATTACTTAATTCTTTGTTCCCAGATACTAACGTTAGAACTAGTGGTAATCCTACACTTGCAATTATCCCAAGTGATTATAACGGGCGCAACTCTCTTGATGTTAAAAAGAGTGGAGCAGGTAGTAACACATGGGCAGGAGTTCAAATAGACACATCTCAAAGAATGTTAAGAGCTGGAGATAAGCTAGTATTAAGACTACCTATTTACATTTACTCTGATGTTAATTTAGATAGTGGGTTATATCTGAATATCAAAAAACATACTGGTAATAGAGTGTTAAAATCAATTGATTTAAGTAATATCCCTCGTGATAAATGGACGGTTTATGAAGAAAAGATAACTATTAATGAAACAATGGATTTTATGAATGAGCTGCACTGGTTTTACTTATATGTAGTTAAGAACGGGCATTTCAAGATAGCAGAGCCATATATAAGTTATGGAGAGGAAATACCACCTAAATGGCAACCTAATTTAGATGACTTAAAAGGTAACAACATAGCAAACCAACAGAACGGACAACCGCTTAAATACTGGGTAGGAACAGAGACACAATACAACGCTTTACCGTTCAAAGACAACGACACAATATACGATATAGTTAGGTAGGTGCTAACATGGAGCGAATAAGATTAATGTTAGGTAATAAACCTATTATAAAGCGATATATTGGGGATAAATTAATATGGGAGCCATCTTCACTATTAAAAGTGCTAGAGGGTTGTTTTTTAATGTTCAACGATGATTTTTCTGAATTTATATCAGTAGCAGCAAATGATTATAGATTCACAAATGCAGATATAGTAAAAAGAATAACTGCAAATGGTGTTGAAATTGATACTATGAAATCTTTTAGATATTCTAACTATCAATTTTATATTTACTTTGCAACCCCAGAAGACAAAGAAGCGTTTATTCAAAAAATGGGTTGGCAAGGGGAAAGCTCTGTAGCAGGAGTAACAATCAAATTATTTAGAGAGTAGGTGCATAAATGGATATAGAGATTAACAATAGAACAGAAGCTGCGCTATTTAGAAATGGTAAATATGAATACACATTCACGCCTACAAAGAAAAATGAACAAATTAAACTACATCATATGGGATGTAATGGGAGTACAAAAATATCTAATCTACAGCTAGAGCGAGGAACGGACGTTACATTTTTTGAACGTCCTTACGAAAAAGCAAACTCATTAAGCGGTATCTTTAAGCAATTAAGAGACCTTGACATAGAAATGCGAGATGAAACAAGCGAGTTCTGGGGGCGTTTAAAACTTAATAACAAAGGAATGCTAACAGAGTTCAAAGAAACAGAGTTAAATACTATATTAGCAACAACTGCAGAGGGGATAAGTACTCAAGTAAACAGAAATATAAATGACGCTGTAGCTAGTTTCAATCAGAAATACAACGAGATAGCAGCAAGTGTAAGCTCTTTCGAAAATGATGTTTTAAAGAAAAATGAAATCAGTATAACTAATGATGGTATCACGCTAGGAGCTGGAAAAGTTATCAACGGTAAAAACTTAACAAGTATGCTTGTTACTAACCCAGAAAATATACAAGCAATTACTAATAGAATGATCATTACACCATCTTACGACAATTTAGTACATTTTGACAAAAGACACTCGTTTACTTTTTTTGATGAATACATTCAAATTACTTCAAAAATTGAGAATGATTTAAAAGAAGGAGACAGATTTTTATTAAAATTCGATGTTTCATATATAGGGGCGTTAGCTGTAACCTTAGAATTAATAATGAAAATCGAAACTGCAAGTAATCAAGAAAAATCTTATGCATTTCAACTTATCCCAAGTGGAAAAATGATAACAGAGCAAAGTTCATATAATATCACATTAAATACAGATGCTATTTCAGAAGAATTTTCTGATATTAGAAGTTATACTTTTTATTTAAGACAAGCAACTAAATATAACTTTACTCGCATGGATATTAAAAACCTTCAGTTGATGAAGCAAAAAGATGCAGAGTTATTAGTAGAGGGCAGCATAAGAGGAAGACATATCGCTGGAGAAACAATAACAGGTGGGAATATCCAAGCAGGAACTATTGATTCTGTAAATATCAAATCTAACGCAATCACAGCAGACCATCTAAAAGTTGATAATGCAATGGTTAACAAGTTACTAGTTAATGATGCTTTCATTGATAATCTAGTAACAAAAGATGCATTTATTAAAAACTTGAAATCAGTTAAGATAAGCAGTTCACAGCTAGAAACTGACTTCTTGCGTTCTTACAAAGGATATATTGGAGGGTTTCAAATTGGTGTGCACGATAAGGACAGAGGTACTTCATGGCTTACAGGAGAAAATCAATTCTACGTAGGAATGTCTAATGGTAGCGGAACATGGGGACAAACGGCTTTATGGGTCAATTGGGGTACACGCTGGGATAAAGTCGGTCCTAATGCATGGTATGTAAAAGAAACTGGGGAAATGTATTGCTACAACAAAGCTAGATTCTGGAACACACCTACAGTATATGGAGACCTGCAAGTAACGGGAGAAATAAAATATCTTAATCAAGGAAGTTCTGGGCACTGGATATCAAGCCCGCAGTATAAAAAGATAGAACAAAGGAGCGGATTCGCTTATATCTATTACAGCTCTTATGGTTACGACTGGTTTGAGCTTAATAAAGAAATCTCTGATAGACGTTATAAACGTAATATCAAAGAAAGTGAAGTTAACGCCTTAGAAGTTCTTAACAAGCTAAATACTTACAGTTACACGAAAGAATACAACGGAAACGTAAAAGATATATCTTGCGGGATAATGGCACAAGAAGTCGAGGAACATCTTCCAGATGCATTTAAACAGCTTCCAGACGATATAAAAAGTTATGGCGCATTTGAGCTAGTGCCTTATTTAATTAAAGGGATTCAAGAATTGTCTAAAAAGAACGATAAACTAGAAAAAGAAATGGAGATTTTAAAAAATGGAAAATAACCAAATACAACCGATTCACATTGTAGCGCAGGAATTATCAGAAAAAACAATAGAACTAGCAACGTATAGAATAGCTTACGAGAACGTTAATCAAGAGAACAAAGAGCTTAAAAAAGAGAGCGAAGAGCTTAAAGAACTAAAAGAACTAATCAACTCTAACGAGCAAATTAAAGCACTTGTGGAGAAAGTGAAAAATGAGCGATAGTCTACTAGTTGCGCTAGTTGGCGGTGCTAGTTCGGTATTAGTGTTAGTGGTAAAACATTACTTAGAAAAAGGCAATAACAACCTCAATAATATCAATACTACATTAATAGAGTTAAAAGTCTTAGCTAAAAAAACAGCAGACGGAACAAGAATATTAAGCCGCTACAGATTATTGCAAGATATGGATGAATTAATTGAACGAGGATATATAACATTAAAAGAGTTGAGAGACATTACAACGCTATATCACTCTTACAAGGAGTTAGAAGGCAACGGGGCAGTAACTGAAATGTTTGAACGTTTTAAAAATTTACCGGTAAAAAACGATAAAGGAGGTAAATAATGATAGATAAAAAAATACAACTTACATTCAACAGCACAGTAAATAAAAGAGTTAAAGTTCGCAGCAATTGCGAGCTTTACTCTCACGATAAAAATAACAATGAGTTTGAGTTGACAATTAATAATTACACTCTGACAAACGAAGAAATAACAGTACTATTCAAGTTTGTTAAGAGTGTTAAATATTGGGAAACTCAAGGAAAAATTGAAGACAACAAGATTAAGTTTAAGTTTGACACTAGTTTAATAACAGACAATGAAAGAGTAAACTGTTACATCATTCTGAAAAACGAAGAGAAAGAAAGTGATGTTTACAGTTTTTCTTTTGATGTGAAGATGTCTGAATATGATTTAAAAGACAATCTACCTGTTAAAGAACGTTATTTCGCTAATGGCGTTGTTGTAGACAAGTTAGACGTACTTACAAAAGAAGTACTAGCAGAAGAGCTAGAAAAAGCGAAAACTACATTCGCATTAAAAACTGACTTATCAGAGTTTGTAAGAACTAGTGATATTTCAGACGTGGTAAGAACTTCAACGCTTAACGATTATCAGTTAAAAAGCGAAATGCCAAATGTTGTAGAGATAGTCAACAACACAATAGATAGCAAGGGATTTATTACAACACACCAAAGTTTAGTTGATTATGCTAAAAAGTCTGAACTACCTATTGACTATGTATCTAATTCGAAACTAGAAGAGCTTAAAACTCAACTAACAATTGACACTAGCAACTTTGCGACAAAGCAAGAATTACAAGCTATTAGTGGTAGTCAACAAATAGTTGACACTAGTAATCTAGTAACAAAAGATGAATTAAATAGCAAGAATTATTTAACAGAACATCAATCTTTAGAAGATTATGTAACAAAAAATGAGTTAGATAACAAGCACTATTTAACAGCACATCAAGACATTAGTAATCTAGCTACTAAAGATGAATTAAGAGAAGTTAGCAACCGTCAAGTTACAGTTGATACTTCAAATTTAGCTACTAAAGAAGAACTTAGAAAAGCTTTTTTAGATGATGAAAACCAAGAGAAATATGCTAAAAAAACAGAGTTGCCTCAACCTTACAACGATACAGATATTAAGAGTAGGTTAACTACTCTTGAGAATAGACCAAGTGGGAATGTTGATACGAGTGATTTTGCGACTAAAGAGGAGTTTAATGGTTTAAACGCTAATTTAAGTAACTTACAAATTGCTGTTAATAGAAAGCTAGATATCGATAAAATACCTTTTACATTTGCTTCTTATGGCACTACACCTTATGATTTTTTTCAAAAAACAACTCAAGGAGACCAAACGAAAGCGTTCGGGAAAATTTATTTTAATAGAGATGAACGCATAATAATTAGTGGTTACGGCAAATATACTAACTTAGATACAGCGTTATATACACTAACTACTGCAATTCCAGACGGATATACACCAGATTTTGAGTTCGGAGATGATGATAACGTTAAACTTATCACTAATAAGAATATTAGTAATTACTTACCAGCTAACACTGGTAATGGCGGCGGGAACACAACCGAACTTGATAACCGATTAAAAGTTCTTGAAGCTAAAAATTGGGAAATTCACGGTCGAGGAATGCCGAATGGTGTAGTAACAGCACCAGTTGGAACAACATATGTTGATGAAGCAGTAACTAATGGTGCTTTGAAGTGGATAAAAAAATCTGGAACAGGTAACACAGGCTGGGACGTTTTAATTGGAGATACTGGGTGGAAAATACTTCCGTCAGTATCAAAATTAGGAAACTCATTTGTAAAAGTCAGACGTGTCAATAATGTAGTATCTTATCAATTCGGCGGTTTAAGCTGGGGTTGGTTTGGAATCGTAAGACGAGGTGGAGCGGGATATGTTCTACAAGGCTCTGATAAAGAACGTAACTGCATGATTATACAGAATGGTGGGATCCCAACAGGATATAGAACTGAAGCTTCACTTATTGGAAATATATATAACGATAAAGGTATTTCTTATGGTACATGGTATTTAGGAGGTGCTGGAGATTACAACCACTTAAGATTTCAGTTTACTGACCCTGTGCCAACAGATAGAGACATTGGAGACATTCGTGTAAGTTCTATCTCTTATTTAACTAATGAGCCATGGCCTGCAAACTAGAAAGGAGGTGAAATTATGATAAATTGGAAAGTACGTTTCAAAAACAAACGCTTTGTAATAGCTTTTATAGCAGCTTTATTATTGCTTGTTAAACAAGTTGCAATGTTGCTAGGATATAATCTAAATACTGAATTGTTCAACACAAACATAAACGGAATTGTTGACACAGTATTTTTAATATTAGGGCTGTTAGGAATAGTTAACGACCCTACAACAAAAGGTTTTTCAGATAGCGAACAAGCCTTGAATTACGATAAGCCAAAACAAGACTAGCAATAGTCTTTTTATTTTACTTAATTTTAGGAGGAACAAACAATGGCAGAAATTTATAGCTCATATTTTCAACAAGGAATATTTTTCACACCCCCAAAAAACAGCGTTAGTTTTGTAGTAATTCACAATGACGCATCTAGCTTTGCAGCAAAAGACTGGGAGTACCAACTAACAGCTAAAGTTAATAACGGAACACTAGACACGGGATTCGCAGCATACTACATTGATAGAAATGATGTATTTGTTTTCCAACCTACAAACCGCCAAGAATGGCACACAGCGAACGCATACGGTAATGCTAACGGTGTAGGTGTTGAAGTTTGTCAATCTATGACTGCTTCTGACGAAGATTTTTTAGCAAATGAAGATGCAGCATTATTACTAGCTGCAGAAGTGCTAGATTCTTACGGTTTACCTATTAATTCTGATACTGTTAAGCTACATCATGAGTTTAGTGCTACAGCATGTCCGCACCGCTCTATGAAGTTACATGCAAACGGCGGAGCTTACAACGGTTCAGGAACAGAAGCGTGTAGAAACTATTTCATAGACCGAATGAAAAAGCTATACAGCGGAGAGATTAAAGTAGGAGAAAATACTAACGTAGCAGAGGTTGTTGAAAAATCAATACTTGATGAAGATGTAGAACTACCAAAAAGCGACACACCTTATTACGAAGCAACAGTATCTATTGACTACTATTTAGAAAGTCAACCAGACTTAGCAAGCGAAGATAAAGAGTTTGTAGCCGCTGGGACTAGAGTAAGAGTTTACGAGAAAAAAGACGGTTGGAGTAGAGTTAATTACAAAGATTCAGACCAGTGGATTGAAGATAAATACTTAACAGAGTGCGAGTAATGTGATATAATATATATAGACGACGAGAACAAAGAGAGACTCCCTTTTGTCTCTAAAAGCCTAGCTTAATTGCTAGGCTTCTTTTTTTATGTCTAAATTTCCTTTTAAATAGCAATTTTTAAAAATTTCCGTTAAAAATTAAAAAAAGTTTAAAATATCTATTGACATTATAACGTATACGTTATATAATATAAGTGTAAGGAATATGAAAGAGGTGTTAATCATGAAAGAGTTAACTAAAGAACAATTATTAAGAAATCAAGTAAATAAAGAGTTTGTAAAACATGACACTAGAAAATATGTAGATACTACACAAGTATTTAAAATAGAAGATAAAAAAGAATATATCAACTTAACATTCACAACTGTGTATCATAAAAATAGATATCGAGATGAAGAAGTTGAGAGAATTGTTGAAATTAAAGTAAAAGACAACACAGAAGAATATCCAGCAAATACTGAATATCTAACAAACGTTCAAACTGAAGTATTTGACTTTTTACATGAACTAACTTTAAACCACTACAAAGTACCAAAAATCTTTGATAACGGTGTGAAAGTTGACGAAGAAGATTATCAATCAGTAATAGTACCCTTTGAGTTTAGAGAAGCTGTAACAATGAAACTTTATAAAGTGGTTAGTAGCGAAGACTTAGAAACAATCTTAAAAGAAGGAATTTTACCTATTTCAAAAACTGGTAATGATAACTGGGAAAATGACGGAAGAGCTAACAACTCAACAGAAGTTGTGTATCTTTTCAACCCACTGACAGAGAAAAAAGGCTTTACACAATACGGAGATGTGTTACTAACTGTTGAAACAACAGCTTATAAAAACGAATTAGCTCCAAACGACGTTAACAAAAATAAATACGAAGAGTATATCACTTATGAAGTTAAACCAGAAGAAATAATTAATGTGGAGGTAATCAATGACTAAAACATCACAAGCACAAATTAAAGCCTCTCGAAATTATGAGAAACGAAATAAAGAAAGCACAAGGATCAACAGTTATAGAAGGACAGCGAGATTATTTGTTAAGACTTATGCTACTGAATATGATATGAAAGAGTTAATAAAGATTTACGAAGAGAATAAAAAAGATAGATAAAATTTAGGAGGTAGTAAAAAACTACCTCTTTTCTATTTAGTGAATCTATGTTATTATATATAAGTAAACCATAAGTCAATGGTAAAGACACCATAAAAAAAGGGCAGAAAAAGGACAAAATCTTTCAAAATAGCACGTTTTATTAAAATAAAATGAAGTCAAAAATACGTTAAAACAAGCGTTTTTGAACACTTTTGAAATGTTGTGAAATGAAATGATTAGGTTTCCCATATATGAAGCATAAATAAAATATTAGAAAAAACTCCCTAATTATTAGGAAGCTTTGATAATTTAATTAAAAGGGAGAAGTTTCTCCCTTTTTCTATGGAAAAATAAAGTGATGTAAGGAGTACATAATGGCAAGTTTTTTTGATAAATTAAAAGAAAAATTTTCGGCTAAAGAAGAGTTAAACACTGAATTAATTTCCCTTGATGAATATGAGGAGTTTGTCGAAAGTCAGTTTGTAACAGAGAAATTTAAAAAAGGTCTTAAAAAATCACGTGATAATTTTTCAAATGCACTTAATAACTTAATTAGTTCATATAGAGAAATTAATGAAGAATTTTTTGAGGATTTAGAAGAACTACTTATTCAGTCAGATGTAAGTTATAATACGGTATTGGAGTTAGTTGATTATTTAAAAGAAGAATCTCAACGTCAAAACTTAAAAGAACCGAGTGAACTTCAAGATATGATTATTGATAAATTAGTAGAAGTGTATATGGAGGGAACTGTTAAATCTGAATTAAATTATGCACCTGATAAAGAGTTATCAATATTCTTATTTGTTGGAGTAAATGGGGTAGGTAAGACAACTTCAATAGGTAAGTTAGCTCATAACTTAAAGAAAGAAGGCAAAAAAGTCCTTATAGCTGCTGGTGATACATTTAGAGCGGGTGCTATTGATCAATTAGATGTTTGGGCAAAAAGAAGTGGTGCTGATATTGTAAAATCACATGAAGGTGCAGATTCTGCCGCAATTATTTTTGATGCAATACAATCAGCAAAAGCTAAAGGATATGATGTATTATTATGTGATACAGCAGGGCGATTACAAAATAAAGATCATTTAATGAAAGAGCTTGAAAAAATAGTTCGAGTAATAAAAAGAGAAGTTCCAGAAGGGCCGCACGAAGTATTATTAACGATTGATGCTACAACAGGACAGAATGGTATTCTTCAGGCAAAAACATTTAAAGAAGTTAGTAATGTTACAGGAGTTATATTAACTAAGCTTGATGGTACTGCAAAAGGTGGTATAGTTATAGCAATTAAGAAGGAATTAGATATCCCAGTAAAACTAGTAGGATTAGGTGAAAATATTGATGATTTAGAAGTGTTTGATCCTGAACAATATATCTATGGATTATTCTATAAAGAAAAATCTGAAGAAGAAAAAAATAATGAAGAAGTAAATAATGAAGAATAATATAAAAGTCGTAGATTTATCTACGACTTTTTTTTGTAAAGATATTTTCATATTAATATGTAATAATTTGAGAAAAATAATTGAAAAAAGCGTAATAAAAGTATATAATAGTAATATCAAGAAGGTATATATAAATGGAGGATTAAAATGGGATTTTTATCAAAATTATTTGGAAATAAAGAAGAAAAAGTAGAAGAGTTAGTACTTAAAGCTTATATGAAAGGGAAAGTAGTTGATATTACTGAGGTACCAGACCCAGTATTTGCTCAAAAAATGATGGGAGATGGATTTGCTATTATTCCTGAAGAAGGAACACTAGTATCACCTGTAGCTGGAGAAATCATTCAAGTATTCCCAACTAAACACGCATTTGGTATTAAATCAGGAGATATTGAATTACTTATTCACGTTGGATTAGAAACTGTAGCAATGAAAGGTGAAGGTTTCGATGTGAAAGTATCTGCTGGGGATAAAATTGAAGTAGGTCAAACATTACTAACTTATGATTTAGAATTAGTAAAAGAAAAAGCTAAGGATATTATTACTCCTTG